GACCGTAGTCAAAGGAAATTACACTATCGTGGCGCCGCCGCGATTTGTGTTTTCTTGCCGGCTCCTGTCAGTTGGTCCCGATCCTGTGGATCAGGCCTTCCGAAGGGAGGGTCCTGTTTTACAGGGCATGTCGGCGAAGGAGCATCGAATGGTACGCACCAAGCTTCAACAAGCTTGGGATGCGGTCCGTTCGGCCTTCATCATGGTCTGGCCTGACTTGTGTCAGGCTAGACTCGAGGTGTGGGGTCACCGAGCCGCCATAGCTGGTCTGGAAAGGCTCCGGAGGGTGATGATCCGTCTCGTACGCTATAATGGCATCGAGGCGTGTATCGCTCACCTCAAGGAGTTTGCTTTCCAGGTTCGCTTAGCGCTCGTGACTGGGGAACCACTCAAGATGGGTAGACACTATCTGCGTGGGGCCATCCGTAGTCGATTGTCCTCTTGTCCAGAGCTAGGGATGACTTTGTCATCTCTCGGGCGGGCTATGCCAACTGCTACTAAAGCTAAGATTTTATCTAGCTTCAAGCAGCACAAGGCAGATCTCACCCGTGCTCCAGACGATTGGTACTTGGACAAGCACGAACCGTGCTTCTCCTTTTACCTCCAAAGAGGTCTCAATCGATTTACAGATGGTGAGCGGCTCCGCTTTGGTACTGCGAAGTTCCATAATCTGGAATCTTCCTCCTACAAGTACGGACGTCGAGAAGGTGGCCTACGTGGCGACCTCCTAGACGAGAATCCGTTCCTTGAAAGGATTGAGAAGAATCTCCATGATGAATGGAATCCTTCAAAGATACCTGTAGCGGGCAACTCTACTGTGCAGATAGCCTCTGGAATTGTCTCTACAGACAACGAGATTGCACTTGCTTACACTGCTTCTCTTCAGGAATCTGAAGATAGTTGCAGAGCTCGCGCGTGCGCTGTCGCTGAACGTGGATTCAAAGCCAGAATCGTCACCCCTCTTGAGCTTGGTCAGGTGCTGCGAGGGCACGCGGTCAGGGATTACCTCTGGCCTGTGCTCAAGCAGTTGGGAGTGGTCGACTTTGACGACCCTGCTGAGAAGTATTTGGTCCCGTCTAATGACGGTGACTTCTTGCTGTCAGCGGATCTGTCACGTGCGACTGACCTTCTCTCCCTCCGTATGGCTCATGAGCTGATCAACAGCTTCTGTGATTACGCGTCGAGAGTTGGGAGTCCGGTCGACCCTACCATCCAGAAGTGGTGGCATGACTCATTTTCGAGTTATACCATTACTTATCCGGAGTGGACAAAACTTGGAACAGTTCTGTCTAACAACGGCTGGTTGATGGGTCATCCGGTGACTTGGTTCACCTTGAACCTGTGGCATCTTGCTGCCTGCGAATACGCAGGCCTCAGACACTACAGGGTCAAGGGGGACGATATGATAGCCCTCTGCGATACGCGCTC